GTATCTCTATCATGTCAACTATCTTAGTTTCTTTGCGAAACGTTTAATATATACCCCATAGATACTAAATCTCCCGAGAAACTGGTGATTATCGACGCATTTTGGAGATATCTTGTGCTTCTTCGTCCGAAAACACAGGCACAGCATTGCTCTTGTGCATAGTGGCAATGCCTTTTACCTTAGTTCCTGTGTAGACTGGATTAGGTCGTAATACAGCATTGCCACCTGTGTCCACACTCTTGATGTGAGCAGTGCTTCGATCTGCAGGAATGGCAAGACTGTAATTACCCTTGAGAGGTTCTGCCTTAAGAGCACGAGTGCGCTTCTTGTCTTCAATCTCCACAGCCCATTTTTTTTGTAGCTCTTTCCAAGATTCGTCCAAATCTCTAGCCTTTCTTGCGTGTTCAGCTGATGCAAACTTTTGTTTGCCTTTGCGTTTGCCTGTGGTACTGAGCCACGGACCTTCTAAATGCATTGTCAAAAGAAACCTCCAAATCTGTTAAACTATACAACTAGTATAACAGATTATTTGGAGGTTGTCAAGACCTAATTTTACAAATCTATAGTTTCGGGATCCTCTAACTCCAGCTCTTCAAATCCCCAACTTCTTTCTTCGCAGGAATAACACAAATTACATTTTCCTCTAAGTTGACGAGAACAAGAATGGGTATATGGTATTATAAAGTCAGTTCCTAGTTTGTACAATATATCGGTCATGTGTGGTTTGAGTAAATTCAAAAACGGTTGCTCATACAATGGATTTTGTTTGTAGGTAAATCCTAGGCCACCTTTAAATGTTTTAATATCTGGCGATGGCATATTGTTTCCGCTGAGATAAATTTGTCCGTTAAACTGTTTGCATGTTTCAGCAACAACATTAGAGTCCATTCTGCCCTGGCGAATTGCCTCTTCGGTATTAGGAATATTATTCACGTGCAATATGCTAACTTGAAAATGGTCTTCAAACTGCTTTAAAATACGAGTTGCATACATTGTCTCGCCTGTTGGTTTTTCTACAGTGAAAGCAGTCAATGATACTGTTTTTAATCGATCAGTTTGGTCTAGTTCTTTTAAAATTAAAGATAACATTGCAGACGAGTCTAAACCGCCCGACATAAAAATTCCAATATTATCTACTTCCGGAATAGTAAAAGCGAACTCACGTTCTAGGTGTTTAGGTCCAATTGTTATTTTCATACTGTGGTTATTTATTAAATACAGAATGACCATTGATCCTAAATTTGCTTTTCCTACTAAACCAAACGACTTCAGATCGTCTTTAAATATCGATGTATCAACAGAACATTTAATGTGCGAAATGCAATTAAGTGCAATAGGTTGCTGGGAGCCTTTAGATTTCTTTGTTAAACAGTCAATTTGGGAAGATGACAAGGACAGGCTTAATGGCCTATGGCGGCCGTTTCAGCCAAAAGAAGGAATAACCAACGATAGAGATTCAATTTTACTGTTTGGCTTAAATGGTGACACTGCAACTAGTCCAACCGGGTTGTCGCACGTTCATGCAAAACTAGGTCGTTTTCCAAGAGAAACTGAATTTGTCTATCCGACTGATGCTGTTCCTTTACTGCATTCTTGCCAAGAAATTATAGAGTACTTTTCTCCTATGTGTCGTAGTTTTATCATAAGACTAAACGCTGGCGGATTTTATCCAAGACACAGAGATCACTTTTTAATTAATCGTGATACATTTAGGCTTGTTACTTTTTTAGGTAACTCGAGTGATCAATTAGAATGGGAAGTAGAAGGTAACATTAAAACATTTTTACCAAATACTACCTACTATGTTGACACTAGAAAAATGCATAGACTATCGTCGTGGAACCATGGATCAACTATGATAGTGTGGAATGTTCAAAAAACATGGGCTAACGTTCTAAAAGTCTTAACACGATTAAAACACAAATGAACAGTATTACTTTTTTAAAACCCTTGCCACTGAATTTATCATGTTTGCATATACTAGAATAAGTGCCCAGCTTACTAATATTTTATTTCATACCTAATTGCTTTCTAATCTTAGTAGCACTTATGTCAGTGATATTTTCGTCAAATGTTTCCTCGCCGCTGGTATATCCTACACCTCGACCCCAACCAATGTGAACAATATTAGGAACAACCTGTATGTCGTATTGTCCTTGATATAGCATATCTAAGTCTCTACGAATAAAGCCTTTAACTTTTTCAACTTCAAAAGGATTGCTACCTTGCCAACCTTGTACATCACGAACTTGAATAATAACTTGTCCAGTTTTAGCTAGTAGTCTTTCAAATAACGCACGATGTCCATCGTGCCAAGGTTGCCAACGACCTAACATTTGTACTGTTTCTTTTTTCCAATCAAACACAGGACGTCTGCGATTATCTATAATATGTGCGGCAACAAACTCTCCCCACTTTTCTGCTTTCTGTTCTGTAATTCTAAAATCGTATATTTCAGGTTCAACAAACATAGCATTTGTATCTGCATAGCGGCCTTCACGGATAGTATCTACCCAAATAGTCCAATCTGCTTTAAAGTTATTACGCATTTCAACCAATGGAGCAACAAAATCACAAATAACATAATCATATTCAATCATAGAATCTGCTAGTTCACGCATACGATGACTTTGACGTATGCGTCCTTCGTGACTAAAATCCCAATCATTATATTTTTTACGCACATCGTCGGCGTTTAACCAGCCAACTTTAACTTTAGTGAGTGGCGTTAAAGATAATTCGTTAACTTTATAAGAATCTTGTATATGTTCTAGAATATGTTGCGCTAATGTGGTCTTGCCGGCACCTGGCAAGCCCATTACTAAAATACGTTGAGGCATTTGTTTCTCCAAAATAAAAGGGAACCTAAGTTCCCTAATATTTAAGTCTTACCAGATTAACTGTTTAAAACTTTGGCCACTGAATTCATAACACTGGCAATGCGTCCAATATCACGAAGTTGTTCTACAGTATAGCCTTCTGTCTTCAATGTCTCATAATGTGCTTTCACACAGAAGTGACACTTGCCCACAATACTAGCAGCCAAACTGAATGCTTCAAAGTTGCTCTTGGTAGTTCCGCCGTGGCTAGCTATAGCATTCATACGTAACTGAGCAGGTAATCCTTTCAGTGCTGGATCATCAGCCATCTCAACGTAGGGATACCATACATTGTTCTGTGCCATAATGCTAGCGGCTGTCATTGCGGCATCTGCGTGAACAGGTGCATCTGCTAACATAACACCTAATACCTTGCCGTTTCCTGTTGCGGCCAAAGCAGCCACGGCACAACCCATAGCAACATCAGCATCCAATGTACTACGAAGCAATACAGCATCCAGATTTAGTTTTGTGTCTTTGGCGTAATCTGGCAACGCACCCTTTACTGATTCAATAAAACTCATTTTAATATTTTCCTGATGCCAATACAATTTGACAGATATGTTCTAATCGCTCTATATGTTCAAATGCTCTCCACGGTGTTGTGTCAATGGCAACTACACCGTGTCCTTTGATGCCTACAATGTCATACTCAATGTTACCGAGATCATCTAACTGTAAGTTTTCATGACAACGATCGGCAAGTTCTTGGCTGATAGGCGGCACATCTCCTACGTTGGGTGCTACCTTGGTATAACGATTGAGTTCCGGAAAGGCTGCACTTACGGTACTTAAATCAATACCGGCATGCATTGCGGCAATACAGTAAGTAGGATGTAAGTGAACTACTACTCTTACTTCATTGTGGTGCTGACCCATCATTTTCTGTAGTCCGAAATGCAAAGGCAGTTCACCACTGGGCTTTAGATTGGCACTAATGTCAGTGTATGGTAGATCAGTCCAATTCCATCTATCGATAGGTTGATGTAAAATTCCAATCTTCTTAAACTGATCAGGTTGCATTGTTTGTTTACGAACGCCGCTGGGTGTGATATAAAAGTGATCACGGTCGTGATGGCGAATTGAAACATTGCCATCACGACTGGTAATCCAGTTGCGTCTGTATGCTTCAACTAATGTATCGCAAATTGTTTCTAACATTATGCATGACCTTTGTGAATTAGTTGATTAACAATATTAAGATCAAACTCTAATTTGGAAATTCGATCTCGCATCTGTTGATATTCTTCACTGTGTACATCGCCGTTGTTTACCACAATATCTAAATACATCTCTGCGGCTTGGTCATGCGCAATTTTAAGATCGTGTTCTAATAATACTCTTCTATCTCTTAACATTATTCATCCTTATTCCTGTGCATGTCCCATAATACTATACCCACTACAGCTATCATGACTATTATAGAAATAATTGCATTAGTGGTCATAGTTTATGCTCCGTAGTAAGTGTTTGCGTCTTCTTCAGCAAGTTCAGGAGTATTCCAAACATTACGGTTATTCCACTCTTTGGCTTTTTGCAAACGTTCGTGGTCTGTTAACTCGTAGCATCTAGGCAGTTGATCAGGTTGCCTCATCAACGGATACTTGTGATTTGCTGCACGGCCAAAGAATTTTAGCATTATAATGTCTCGCCGCCTACTGTACGGTTACAGGCACAAAGCTCGCCGGTTTGTAGTGCATCCAATACACGAAGTGTTTCTTCTGGGCTACGACCAACGTTCAGGTTGTTGACTGTAACGTGTTGGATAACGTTTTCTGGATCAACAATGAATGTGGCACGAAGTGCGGCACCTGCTGGAGCATAAAACACGCCCAACTGTTCAATAAGGCTTACACTGCCACGTTCTTCGCCTGGCTGATGACGAGCAGTGTCAGCAAACTGATGGTGTGTGATCTTACGCAAGTCATCGTGGCTCTTTTGCCATGCTACCTTGCAGAACTCGTTGTCTGTGCTACCTGTCAATAAAACAGCGTCACGGTCAGCAAAGTCTTGTGCCAACTTGTCGTAAGCTACAATTTCTGTAGGACAAACGAATGTGAAGTCTTTTGGATAGTAAACGATTACTTTCCACTTGCCTTCAAATGACTTTTCTGTAATTGTATAAAACGCATCTTCTGGCTGTCCAGGCTTGACACCTGTGACTGCGAATGGGGTTAATTTATCACCAACTGTTTTCATAATATCTCCTTTGTGTGTGAATGAAACAATACTTATTGTACATTTATATATCCTATAAATCAATGGTTTTCCATTAGTTTTGACTAATATTTTTTAATAGCAGTAATAGGAAAAATTAATAATAAAAAAAAGGCTCCGAAGAGCCTTTATTGATTTTTTAAAGAATTAAACTACCGGTGTATACTCAATACCAGTCGTTGCTAAACCTACTAGTCCAATAGTAGTTTCAAACACTGCTAACTCACTGGCGGCAACCAGAACATCAGCCTGTGACAACTTGCTGTTAGTCATCCAAGCTGTATAGTCAGTGACCTGTGTTAGTGTAGCATCGGTGCCGTAGACATTTTTGTAAACGTGCTTGATGAATGTTTCATTGCTAACACCACCAGCATCTGTTTTGTAAACGGCTGTATTCAACAGGGCTTCTGCTAACTGCTTGTTTGTCCAACCTTTGTCGGCAAGATCAATTCCAATGCCTTTGTATGCGTTAGTAACATCAGCAGTACCAAGTGCGGCTGCTAGTAATGCATATACATCGCCTGCGCGGCCTGCAGCATCATAGGCAATGGCTTTGTCCGTGAACACAACACGCTCGTGATTTGCAAGATTAAATTCCATATTGCTAACCAATGTGCTGGCTAACTTTACATTGTCAGCAGTTTTAGTAACTGTGAACTCTGTACTCTTGCCACCCATTGCATACGTGTCAACTCCGGTAGTACCAGTAACGTCAACTGTGATATCCACTGTGCCATCACCTGCGCGACCTGTACCCACTACACCAAAGGTGGCAATCTTACCAGCAGTGCCGACTGTGGCCACTGTGACGATCAAGTTGTTAGCTGCTGCTCCGCCTAGTGCCGTACCAGCGAGAGTGATTGTGTCGCCGGCAAGGTAACCTGTACCTGCACTGGCTGCTAGACTGTCTAGAACAACAGAGTATACTCCGTCTGTTTTAGTAACATCAAACGCAGCACCGGTTCCGGTTCCGCCTGTTAGGCCTGTGACATTTTGGTAAGTGGCATTTATTGCCTTGTCTTTAATTGTAATTGTAGTTGTCATAATTTTCCTTGTAAAATGATCATAAACTAATTTAGTTGTTTATTCTACCATTGTACACGAACTTTCTAATAAAACATGTGCGTACACGCACAACTTTGAAACGATATGTTAGATATGATGCCCAAAAGAAACCCGCCGAAGCGGGTTTGGTAGTTTCTGTTACGAGGTATTTCCTACCCTAAGCTGAGTTTAGGCAGCTAATGCGAACTTTGAGTCGTTTGCGGTTACTTTTTTTGCTTCTACGGCCGAGTTACCCCAACCCTACGGCTTCTGCTTTGCCGAGCTGTCCACTAATTTACTTGTTGCCCTGTCGAATCTAGGTCAGGCCCATCATAAAAATACATTATACTCTTATGGTGGACCTGGGGGGATTCGCACCCCCGTCCAGAACACTTTTCTCTTTGCTTCATACAGCAATAACTTATATTTAACTACATTTTAACAGTTAAGTCAATGTCTTCTTGTTGCTTTTGGACTTTTTTCATTGGACGAATAGGCTCTAACCAAGAATCTGGAATATAGGCCTTTGGAGTATCTCCGTACATATTACTCAATCCAAATTCTGTGGATATCCACCAAAAGTGATCTGTGATAGCAGCCTTACAGACAATTCCTTTAAACTGAAATTCCTCACCTTGCGTAAAATGTCCCACATACTCATCCACCAACACAGTTTTGCCTATGTTTGTAGGCCGTATGCTCATGATAATTTTGGCAAGGTCGCCTTGTTCACATTTCATTTTGTTTCATCAGTTTGGTGTGCAAGATCATATTCTCAGTGACCAGTTTGGTAATAGTGGCCAACATGATCAATCGATCAGCATCTGTAACCGTTTCTTTGTCAAACTGTTCTAGGATACTGGAGCCGATCATTCGCATGGTCTGTTCTTGTCCTTTGGAAAATAATCCCCAATCAAAAGGATCTCCTTCTTCGTGAGCAAAGGCAATGTCCACTAGTTCATCGAGGGTTATTTTAGCCATCCAATTTTCTCATTGTTTAGTTTACGTCTTTCGTATTCCTCTACTGAGCCAGGAAAACGCCAAGCCCAAATTGCTACTAGACACATAAAAACTGCTGTATATATTACACCACGAGAGGGTACATTGGTCAACCCCATTATGATCAAACTACTGCTCATCATGGCTAGCATAAAGTATTTCATTTTGGTAGGGAATACACGTTTTTCTCCCCAGTTGATTAAGAATGGTCCAAACAATGGATGATTGTAGATCCAACGGTGCATACGTTCACTGCCTTTGCTAAAGCAATAGGCTGCAAATACAACAAAGATGCTGTAGGGAAGTCCCGGAGTAATAACTCCTAGGTATGCCATACCTAAACTTAAAAATCCCAATATATTCCAAAATAATTTTTTCATTTTTAACCTGCATTTACATTACTACTGCCAGGACCAGCTGCATGACCACAATTTGCTATATCGCCTGACCTGCACAACGGGATATTATTTGCAAAAACAGTTCCACTGCCTGTTGCCATCACTGGATTATTATGCGATCCCATACCATGTGGATCGACTGCATCACCGATACGAACCGCTGGTATATTATTAACTAAAACATTGGGAGACCCTACAGCGTTTTTTCCGCCTGTAACGTCTGCATTTTGTCTTATTACACCTGGCATTGTTTAAAATCCAGCTGGGAACGCTTGAATTTTAGCAATGTAGGTGTTGACCAACGCCGTTGCCGCAGCCTGCTGTTCAGCAGGTACGTTACCTTGTGTGTCGGCAATCGCGCCTTGCTCTATTAGAGATCTATAAACATTGATCAGTCCTAGCCAATCGTATGGTCCTACGACATGGATACCAGTACCTTCTCCTAACTCTTTTAACTTTTTCTGATATGTTTCCATCGCTGTTTGCTTGCTAGCAACAATAGTAGTTTGGGTAGCTATTGCAGCTATTGAGTCTTTAATCGCAGTAGAGTTTGTAGCCAAAGTTTCAGCAGAGACAGCGATTCTTTTATAATAATCAGAATAGTCTATGACGAGTTGCCCAGACTCAGTATCCCTAACAACTTTAATAGGGGTTAACGTTGATGAATCGTCACCAACTTCAAGTGTTGTTCTTTCTAAAGCCATTATTGCTTCCTAAACTAGTATTTAACTCAGTGCAATGCCAGTAGTTGACTCAAGGAACTGTTTGGCAAACTGTGAATCTGTTGCTTCAGCTACAGTAACAGTTGATTTTTGTAGTTTGATTTCAGTATCTGGACTTACTGTAAACAGGTAGGGCATTAGCCCTGGACCTTTTGGTCCCATTCCGATTACTTGTGGGTTCTTGAGTTTGTAATAAGTTGCACCGTCTTCTACTAACTTGGCAACAAGTTCTTCACCACTTGTTAGTTTAAGTGTGATCACTTCGCCTGCGCTTACGCCTTTATTAATTAACATTTTATACCTTTTCTAGATGTTGTTTTAATTCTGTAAATCCACCAATCAGTTCTTCGCCGATAAAAATCTGCGGAACTGTTCGTGCCGTTGGAACAGCTTCCAATAGTTCTTCTCGAGTATATCCGTCACCGATTTTCTTCTCTTCAAAGGGGATACCTCGTTGTGTTAACAATGCCTTTGCTTGATCGCAATAAGGGCAGTGGTACTTTGACCATACAGTTGCTTTCATTTTTTTCCTTAACTTGAATATATAACTCTGCCTTTTTTATCAAGAACTCTGACCAATATGGCTCCTTTGGCTTTTTTGGCTAGTGCCATAGAGATGGCCTGTGCCTCTGTTCCGCCGCCACCTAACGAATTCCAAGATTCAAAAGGACTTTTACTTTTAAATTGTACCTTGTACATATATATTCCTAGATGGCCGGTAGCTCATCGTAATCTAGGCTTTCTCCCATTATGCCAATGACATAATTTGTACTTTCACTTTCTTGTAGTGCTGTTTGTTTCTTGCTGGTATCAGTATGCTTGTTAAACCAAGGAATTGGAGTTGACTTGGGAGCCGTCGCCTGATACTTGATGCCAATTTGTTTTAGTGCATCTACTGCTGTGTAGTCCACAAAGTCACGCAGAATGTTTGCGTTGAGTCCGATAACTGGTCCCATCTTGAACAGGTATGTTGCCCAGTCTTTTTCTTCACGGATCACATCCATGTACAGTGCATATACTTCTGCTTCGCACTCTTGTTTAGCATCCGCAAAACGAGTATCCTCTTTGACCACTTGATTGATCAAGTAAGCAGTCCAGCCCTTGTGTAACAGTTCGTCTTGTAAGATTAGGCTGATAATGTTACCGTTACCAATAAAGATCTTGTTCTCTACCATAGCCAGGCTGGTGGCAAATGATACCATAAAGCGGAACGCCTCAAGCGCATAACTTGCGTGTAAGGCCATCCAAATTGCTCGAATGTGTTCTTTTTCTGTAACTGTTTCGCCTAGTTGTTTACGGCAGTTGATAACGTGCAGTGCTTCATAGTAGTTGCCCACGCTTGATGCCATTTCCACAATTTCTTTAGTGTCGTGAATTGTGTTGAACACATCCTTGGGCACATTGTATATGTTACGAATGATATGGCTGTAGCTCTTTGAGTGAATGTTGGTTTCAAAGAATGTCCAGTTATAGACCAGTGCTTCTAGTTCAGGCAAACTGATAACAGGCATAAAGATTTGACTTGGTCCACGTCCTTGCAAACTGTCTAGTGCTGTTTGTCGTAGCAGGTTACTGGTAAAGATATGCTTGACAGCATCGCTGGCATCTTTAAAATCGTTTGAATCTTTAGTCAGACTGATCTCTTCTGGTTGCCAGAAGAAGCCACGTGCAGTAGCTTCAAAGTCTGCAATCTTTTTATACTTGACTTCTTCAAAGCGTTGAATGGTAACTGGGCCGGCTGGATCCAGGAACATCTTACGATTCAAATAGTCTGTCTTTGTGTTTAGGTTGTATTGTTGTTTACTCATTTTAAATAATCCACGTGAGCAATAGCTTTCCAAAGATCTAATTTTGGAGGTTCTCCATTATTAGGTTCTTTGTATGCGATTCTAATCTCAACATTGTTGGTATGCAGTTCAGCCATTAACAAATTTATTGTTTCCAAAGCTGCTTTCATGTTTTCTATTTGTTGTCCGATATCATTTGTTGTCATAATTTACAGGCCTCGCAGTCCTCTTCTATTTCATATCCATTCACAGAATTTGTGTGTCCGTTTACTTGCACTACTAATTGGTCTTCTTGCATTTTACTTCCGGCCTTGTTGATTAAACTGTAGTAAAATGTCTTCAATCCCCAAACATGAGCCTGCATTAGATTTTTAGCAATCAGCGTTGTTGGAACTTTACGTTCTGGAAAATGTGCAGGATTATAAAAAGTATTAGTTGAAATACTTTGATCAACGTAGGCCGCAATAACTGCCGCAGTTTTTAAATAACCATCACAGTCCTTTTGTTCCCACATCAACTGATATTTATTCTTCAATCTGTTGTATTCTGGAACAACCTGCGTAAACGATCCTGCCTTTGATTCTTTAGTACTGATCAAGCTCATTGGCATTTCAATGCCATTAGTTGAATCAATCACCACTGAGCTAGATTCAACAGGAGCCACTGCCATCAAGGTGGCATTGCGAACACCGTGTTCTTTCATGTTTGCACGTAGTGTTTCCCAGTCAAGCTCGGGTGTAAAATCTGCTAGTTCGTTGACTCCATTGGCTCGTAGTTCCCAAGGAAATATTCCTTGGCCATATCGTGTTTTGGCACTCTCAGTACAAGGACCTCTCTCCTTGGCCAGTTCCACTGTGGCTTCTGTTAGATAGTAGGCCTGATGTTCCATCCAGGTCTTGACTTCTGCCAGTGCATCCTTCTCGCCATATTTTAGGCTACGCTTGGCGTGCCAGTAGGCTAGATTGGTAATACCAATGCCCAATGGCTGTATCTCGTCATTGCTCAACTTGCTCTGTATTGACAAGAAGTCTTGATAGTCAAGAATGTTACACAGGCTACGCTGTAGAATCCTGCAGGCTCTACGCATATCCTCTGGATTCCGGAACGCTCCCCAGTTGATAGATCCCAGTGTACATAACGCTATGCGTCCACTCTCGTCGTCTAATCTCTTAAATGAACGGGTGGGTAATAGGATCTCACAACACAAGTTACTTTGATAAATCGTATGATACTCAGGATCAAATGGTCCTTGGTTCATTACATTATCAATGAATACAAGATATATTCGACCTGTGTCTGTGCGTTCTTTCAGTATACCACTCTTGAAAACTTCTTCGGCGCTCATTGTCTTGGTACGTAGGTCTTTACGTTTTTCGTACTTGACATACAGCTCTTCAAAGCGTTCTGTGTTTTGATAGAAGGCTTCGTATAAGTCGGGTACTTCGTTGGGATCAAAGAATGTTATTTGTTCTTTGTTTTTAAATCGTCTCCAGAAGAAGGCACTAAGCACAACCCCATAATCCATATGACGGACTCGGGTTTCTTCTGTTCCTTGGTTGTTCTTAAGTACAATAAGATCATCAAACTGATGATGCCAAATAGGATAAAATACAGTAGCACTTGCATTACGAATACCTCCCTGCGAACATGATCGCAAATCGCCGAACCATTTTTTCAGGAAAGGTATCATACCTGTGTGCATAATCTCACCACCTCTGATGGGACTACCCAATGGACGTAAGCGTCCTATCTCTAAACCAATGCCGGCACGTTTGCTAGCATACTTGGCCATCATTTCCCCGCTAGCAAATATACTGTCCAGATCATCGTCACTCCTGATAAGTACGCAACTACTAAACTGTTTAGTAGGAGTCCCAAGACCAGCGAGAACAGGAGTAGCAAGAGTGAACAACCCATCACTAGCTGCTGTGTAGTATTCTTTGATGTAGCGCATTCTCGATGCGTTCGGTTCTTCTTTGTGAAATACAGTAGCGGCCGCGACCATGTATCTAATTTGTGGAGTTTCATAGGTTTCCTTTGTGGCACGATTCTTGACCAAATATTTTTCAATCAACTGCTCGATGGCAGCATATCCGTATTCTTCATCTTTGGAATGATCCAGCATGTCATTCATCTTGTTCCAATCTTCTTCGTTGTACCAAGTCAATAATTCAGCTGTGTACAAACCAGTGGCCACATTGGTCTTTACGATCTCGTATAGGTGGGGAGGCTCGTAGGAGCCATATACATCTTTTCGCAACATACTTAGACGTTGCTTGCCTGCTACATATTGATAGTTGACATGGCCCACATCTGGATTTGATTCTACATCAATCAAATCTACAATAGCTCTCAGTGTGATACCATCTATTTCTTGTGTAGTGATTCCGTCGTAAAAATGTGGTTGGGCTTTGATTTCAATCATGCTCTGACTGACATCGGCTATTCCCCTACATACTTTTGCAATCTGTGTCTGCCATTTTTCCAGTGTCAACTGTTCTCTTTGCCCATTACGCTTAATCACCGTTATTGTCATTGTGTTTCTCTACTTTATTCTTTGCGATCTGATATTTATTTGTTACTGCTATTTGTCCAAATGATGCTGGTTTCAACTCCGTCTAATTCAACAGTTGACAAAACACACCCATATTCCAGGTTTAAAACGTGGTTATCTACTACTAAAAAGTATTTGCTGTACCTACTGGCCTCTATTGTAGACATATGTATCTCAAATTGACTTGCCATAAACCGCTGTGTTAACTTCAAAGTATACAGCATTCCTAGGACAATAGCAAGCTCATCCAGTTTAGAATTTAAAACTAGATGCCAGGGATCCGGCCATTCGTCCGGAGTGTGGGGATTGAGATATGTACTGACAAATGGTGCTCGACTCCAAAGATGAGCTACATCTTCTAGTGGAGTTAAACTGGTTTCTAGGTTGTCACGAAACTGTCGCCATTTTATCAGTCTATCATTGTCATAAAGATCAAACACCGTAGGTAATGCTGTATTCAATCGAACCAGTAGAACCAGAAATTAATGGATTTTGATATTTAAGAAGTAGCGTGTCATTATTCGGTCCAGCTGAATCATCGTAGTTGCTGTTGTTTTTTAGTTCTGCAAAAAATTCGAATCCTGTCATAACAATTCCTCCTCCCGAATAGGTATATGTATCTGAAATTTCTATATCAGTATTTTGTGTATTAATAACGATGACAATTTGACCAGTCCTTACGTGCTGGCCTAATCTTAAAGTGTAATCAATATAAATGTAGTTGTTGTATGCACTGAATACAGACAATGGTCTAGGTGCATCACTGAGATATATTTCACTGTAATTTCTATCCACTAGGCTGGCAAAACTGGCATTTTCAAATTCCACTCTGGTATCTGCGGTGGCCACACTGACAATTCCAGATTCTTGATGTCGGTTGCTGGAACAGTTTATCAATGTGTTGCCAAAGGATTCACCAAATGATACTATACTGGTATATGGTGTAGAAGAACTATTAGTATTATTGCCACAGTTGACAAATCTAGATCTTTGAAATTGAGTTCCTCTTCCTTGGGTGCTAATGAATGCTTGATTGGCTATTTCTTCAAAATGGCAGTCGTCGATGTGCCAAAGGTTTCCCTGTCCACTGACACCACCGATATATATTCCTGTGTCGCAGACAAAAAATTCACAGTGTTTAAAATTCACCACCGAATCAAATGCCGCAGTCTGTTGACATTCCACTGCTAATGGGGTTGAATACCAGTTGCAGTCTTCAAACACCAGCTTGTTGACTCTAGTGCCGAACAAAGTATTTTCCCAAAATACTGATGCATTTACATTAGCGGAACCATCTGTAAATTCTGCCAGCACTGGTATGATAGTACTGGTGCTTCCGCTACCCGAAGACAAACTGGTCACTGTGAAATTAGATTGCACCGTAGCGGCTAATGTTGCATCTGACTTGGAACTTATTTTGATGCTGGCTCCTACTACAACGGCTTCAAAGTTTGCGCTAAATGTAGCATCAGCATTGAGTGTGCCTACTGCTATGCCTAGAGTGTTTGCAAAAGTACTGGAAAAACCCGTGTTTATAGTCAAACTCACTCCGCTGCCCGATACTATAATATTACCACCTATACTCATTGTGGGTATGCTGTACAAGCAACTGGCATTTTCTGGAACAAAAACAACATCACCTAGCACATATCCAGACCGCCATTTTACACCTTTGAATTTACATTCTTGTGCTCCAGTTATCACTGTTTGACCGTCATTGTGATCGATAGTTAAATTTTCTATCACAATGCCTTGTGGTCTACCAGAAATGTCTTGAAAAATAATATTGTTATCTCCAATTTCTAGAACAGTTTCCTGTGGATTTTCTCCCTTGATCAAAACATTGCTGGGTATAATTAGATCATCAAGAAACAGATAGACACCATTTGGCACGGCTAGTATTTTCTTGAATTTATCGTTGGAGTTTTTAAAGAGTTCATCAATGGCTGTGGTAAATGCCAAAGTACTGTCAGTTGATCCGTCGGGTATTGCACCAAAATCTACCACACTGACCTGTATCTCGTCTATTTTAGATTGCAACCCACGGGCAACACTGAGAGTAATTGAATTATCATCAGCGGCGAATCTATAACTAGCGGCTAATTCTAAAATATTATCGTGTTCTGTAAGAACTTTGGTGTTGCCTACCGCTGGTGCGCCTTCGGCAACACTGCCGTTGCCTATGAATAATTCCTGACTATCAACTGCCCAGGCAAATTCTGCTGAACTCAGTTGTGGAACACCAATTCCTGAGTTCTTTTGTCCTCTTCGGACTTGTATTTTCGATATCTGTACGACAGCCATAGATAAATTCCCGTTATGGAATATTTATCTTCCTAGCTTGTAGTATTCCTCTACCTTTGTGAGCCAAGCATCCTGCCACTTATTAAAGTCTGCAGGCTCTAGTGTAAACTGCTGATATTCAAAAGCACGGCTACACATAAAGATAACACCTTTTTTGATGTCTGTGCCATAGACTTCATTATGTGCTAGTATATAGGCCATTAGCTGTAGATAGTAATCTTCTACCCACTCTGCTTTCTTGGGCTTGTTGGTTTGTTTATAATCCATCACAGCAGGCTCGTCTTCATGTACACCCACTAGGTCAGTGGTACCTGAAAACAATCCAGGAAAGTACAAGCTCTGTTCCATTGCCCATACTTCGGACACTTTTGATAATCCGTTACCAATGATAACATCGGCCATTTTGTTGGCCTGTACGTGTACGGGATTGTTGCCAGGCTGTCGTTGTATGCCAGCAATAAAACGTTCTAGGTTGGCGTGCATTGCAGTACCAACGCCAGCGGCTTCTGTGGTGATCTGTTGTGCTTTTTCAACGCCCACTCGTTTCTTCCACTCGTTCAAATGAGTCATGTCTTTGGTAGCACTCAATATAGTAGTCACTGAAGGCAGTGTTTCACCGTCTGGAGTTTGATAAACTCGTTTGCGTGTGATAGGATCGTTGATTTGAACACATCCTTTATATTGAAAGCGTTCAACAAATGGAGGTGGTGTGAGTTGTAATGTATCGGTCATAGTGTATATATTACACTATTTGTAAAACAATGTCAAGCCTGGGTGGCTAATTGTTGCGGAGCAGCACTGGCTGCAATTTTATCTACTTCTGCCTGACTGTCTTGGGTGCCGTTGGGTTTTTCTGCTTCGCTTCCTGCACCTGGAACTTTTAATTCAACACCTTCGTCGTTGAAATTTGAAACCATCGCCTGTAGTGCTGGACTAGAATCGTACATTGCTTTAAATGTTTCGTAGTCTGCGGTTAACTCAAATCCACTTGTGGCCAGCACTTTGTTTAGGCCATTCCAATTTAATTTCGAAGGAGCTTTTTGACTGGCAGCACGACCAATATAGTTTCTAAGAACCATAACAAATCTATCAATCTCTATACCGGAGTTTCCGCCAAATTCAAAAAATCTCATTTTAGTGTGCTCAATTCTTTTTGCAGTTCTTGTATCTGCTTTTGCATTTCTTTGATCTGCTCTTGAATGGCCTTTTTTCTTTCGGCCATTTGTTTGATCTGAGCAGCCTGCTGTTTGGCCATTGCCTGAGGATCCATTGCAGGGGCCGGTGGTTGACCGGATGGTTGACCAGCAGCTGGAGGTTTTGATCCGGCGGCACCAGCTGCAAATGTTCCCAACGGAGACGGTTTGGCACCTGGAGCCGCTGCACCTGGCATAGGAGGTGTTAACTCGCTCAGTCGAAAACCGCTGGCAAATTCTTGAAGTTTCATCCTGCCAATGCTCTCATCAAACGATTCTGATGGTTGATGCTTTCACGCATCTCACGACCTGCTTCTTCTGCACCACCTGCAGCTGGCTCAGCAGCGGCAAATTCGTCGCCACCTAATTCAGCATCAGTGTTCATGGCATCGGGTTCAGCTGCCATGTCAGCTGCTGGCTCGCCGCCTAACATATTGACAGGCTGCTCTTCACCGGTTAGTGTACGTACTCCGGTGGCCAATGCTTCACGTGTGGTCTTGAGATTTTCCAATGCTGATTGAATTGCCGGAGCCACTGCTTCGATAAATCCTTTGGCCTGCTCTTGTCCCATTTCATCACGGATTGAATCACCTAACTGTAATAGAGTATCATTCTCCATACCAGAAAGTTCTTCGATCCAACGGCCAACTCTGTCAACCATTGTCTTTGCTGTGACGATCGCACTTGCCTGTTGGATCTCACCTTCTCTTAGATTACGCATATCTTCTCCTGTGTTTATGCTTTCGTTTTTGTTGTGTTGCTTCCACGCAGTTGCATAAGCAATACCTTTTTCTGTATCTGTTAATTTACCATCATCTGCATAGCCTTGCTTGATGTGTTTAACCATACGCTCACCTTTGGCTGTTGGTGGTGCAACTTCTTCCACACCGCCGACCATGTCTTTGAATTGATCTTCTAGATCTTCAATATAGTCGTCCATGTCAATTTCGCCGCCGTCTTGATCACTGTAGGCGTAATATACTTCTTCCACAGCAGATTCAACATCACCGTTGTTTAGTGCTGCCATAATTTTCTCATAGTCAGGATCGCCATAGCCACCACGTTCGTTCATGTTTTCATCAAAGTTTTTGAGGATCATCATCAATGCTTGTTTGTCGAGGTGTCCACCTTCTTGTACTGTGTTATCCACAATAGGCTCGTCACGTTCTGATAATTCAGCTACTATGGCATCGTGCATGAACTGTGCCTGCGACAGTGCATCATTTTCCACGTTTTCATTAAAACTAGAACTGCTGCGAGCTGTGTAGATCTGTGTACGCAGTTTGTTTCTGGCATCTTCCAGCTGTTCAATGTTAAACGTTTCTAGATTCAGTTTGCGACCAAAAGTCTTAAACATGCTTTCATTCAGTCTTTTACTGGTTCTATTAATTTTGAAGAGATCTGTGGTTTTCATATCGGTTGATCCATAGTGATGTATTATTTATTCAGAAATAAGTCAAAGCGGTTACAGTTTCTTTGGCAGCTAGAGTTTTGTCCCTGCTTTCACAATATCTTGCCCAAAGAGTGTCTGCTTTTTCAAAGTTTTTAGCTACGATAGCTTTTTGATACTGTGTTCTAAGAATCTGGCTGTCTGTGAACCATCTGCCATATTCTTGGTCTAATCTGTAAATTTTATCCACGATTGCAGGGTTTGTATTTTTTGTCACTAGATTGGCCATTCTGATTGCTGTGGCATTGAGATTGATATTGCTGTAGATAATACTGTTGTGCCTATAAAGATGTTTTGTAGTTTCTTGGCTGACAATTAACACATCACCTACAAGAATACCGCCAGCAACCTTTAGTGGCAGAATGTGATTGTCGGCTATGAGTTTACGCTGTGCGTTGGCTACTAAATGCTCTAAACGCCGCTGTATGTTTGTCATAAAAAAAGGACCTATGGTCCTTATTTAAGTGGGTGATTGATATTAGCTAAACATCTTGGCAACTAGATCCATATGCCCTGATACCCAACCTAATACTGCTACACCTCCAGCAGTCATATAGATCCATTTCTGTCTAAATTTTTCTAATTCTGTAATTTTACTGGCCAATTGACTATGCTGTTCACAGCTTGCACCGTACATGTCTTCTAGTTTGGCCATGACACTGTCGCGAGTTTTATCTAGACAGTCGTGCATTTCTTTGACATCAACCTTGATCTCGTCTAATTTTTCGCCTAGGTTTGCTACCTTGGTTTCTACTACACCAAGTCGTTCTACTGTTGTGGCCATGTAGGCTGTTTCCTTTTATGTTAAGTCAAGTGCTCGCTCCGAGCCATGTGCCTAAGTGTTCCGAAATGCCTAATTGTTTTGCCTGTTAAATTATATTTATCCCGCTTGTGAGATTT